TGTTTCTTGGCCTGTAACCGGCGCAATCACTAAGGCGGTTGTGTAATGGCAAGAATCGTTCTCACAAATTGCTATGTTCTTTTCGGATCAACCGACTTGAGCGATCACATCAGTTCAGTCTCATTGAGTTCAACTTTTGACATCGTTGAGACCACAGCATTCGGACAAACTTCAAAGACTCGTGTTGCAGGTCTTGCAGATAACTCAGTCACTCTTGAATTTCATCAAGATTATGCAACTTCAAGCGTGGAGCAGACAATCTATCCAACGCTTGGAACAGCAGTTACAATTGCAGTCAAGCCTGCTAACGCAACAACAACTGCCATCAATCCGCAATACAGTTTTTCTGCGGTTGTGTCAGAATGGACTCCGTTGAATGGTGCCGTGGGCGAGTTAGCAACTGCAAGCGTGTCGTGGCCTATCAGCGGCGGAATTACAAAGACAACAACATAAAAAACTAAGGGGGAAACAAAATGGATGGCTTATTCATAAAGGTAAAAACAAACGATGGAACGGATGCAACATATTCATTGCGACCACGAATCATCGTTGACTTTGAACAAAAGTATGGAAAAGGACTCGCAAAACTTATTGGCGAAGAACAAAAGCTAGAGCATATCTATTATTTAGGTTGGCTCGCGCTTAGAGCAAACGGAAAAGTTGTCAAACCCTTCGGCCCTGACTTCTTAGATACACTAGAAGCAGTCTCGTTGGACACAGACCCAAATTCCGAATCCACAGAAACAGCCTGACCTATTCAATAGCAGCGGTTTCTGTGGAGACAGGTATATCTCCAAATGATTTGCTTGATGCTCCCGATGGCATACTTGAAGCAATAGTCATATACATGAAAGAACGAGCGAAGGCGCGAAGCAATTAAATGGCGGAAATCAATTACAAAGTTGTGATGCAAGGTTTAACCGAAAACATCATCGCTCTTGAACGCTTCGCGCCTGACCTCAAAAGAGAATTAAATAAAGAAATTCGCGGAATTCTTGCACCAATTGTGCTTGAGGCAAAAGGCTATCTTCCAAGCAATGATCAAATCCACCCTTCAGGATGGCAAAAAGGCGGATTCAAAAGATTCAATGGAGTCGGCCCATTAGCACAAGATCAAACTCGCGGATTCATTGCCTATGATGCCGAACGAGCTAAAGCAGGAATCAAGCAAACAGCCGCAACTTCTAAGAAGAACGGCACAGGATTTCGCAACACTTACGGAGTCATTCAGCGTGACCCAGGTGGTGCAATCTTTGAAACGGCAGGTCGTGGAAGTGGGGCATCACGCTCACGAAGCAAGACAAGCCGTTCACGCAATCCACAGGCTTCGCAACACTTTATTGGTGTGATTCAAAGAGAACACGGTGTTTTGCCAACTGCTCGTGGTGATGGTAAAGATAAAGGTCGCGCACTTATTCGTGCAGTTGATAACAACAGATATAAAGCATTGAACGGCATTCGTGATGCAGTTGAAAAAGCATCTGCAAAAGCACAAGCACGAGTTGATTCCATTGTTAGTCAGAGAGAGGTGTAAATCGTGGCAATTGTCGAGCGCATAATCACCGTCTATAATGACAAAGGTTCAAAGCAAGCAGTCAAAGACCTCAAAAACCTTGAAGCAAAGTTTATTGATTCAGGAAAAAAAATTGGCAAAGCCTTTGCAGTTGCAACAGTTGCAGTTGGCGCTTTTGCAGTAAAAGTCGGCGTGGATGCCGTCAAAGGCGCAATGGAAGATCAAAAGCAACAAGCAGCATTGGCAACAGCTCTTCGCAACACAACAGGGGCAACCAACGAGGCTATTGGTGCAACTACTGCATATTTAGATCAACTTGAACTTCTTGTTGGTGTTGACAACAATGAATTGATTCCTTCACTTCAAATTTTGACAACAGCAACAAGAGATGTGGCACAGGCTCAATCCTTACAGGCTTTGGCACTTGATATTTCAGCCGGTGCATCAAAAGATTTAGGAGCTGTTTCCGTAGCACTTGCTAGGGCGCTTGGTGGAAACATTGGCGCACTCACAAGACTTGGTGTTCCACTTGATAAAAATGCAGTAAAGGCAAAAGACCTTGATGCAATTTTGAAATCTTTAAGTGAAACATTTGCAGGACAAGCTGAAAAACGCGCTGAAACTTTTGAATTTAGAATGATCAAGTTGCAGTTGGCATTTAATCAAATTGTTGATCAAATTGGTTATGCACTCATTCCTGTTTTGGAAGAATTTGCAAATTACATCACATCAAATGTCCTACCTGCAATTCAGGAATGGGTTGGTACAAACAAAGACCAACTTGCAGAAGGTTTGAAAGATGTCGGCACAACTCTTGTCACAGTTGGCAAGTTGTTGGCAGGATTCTTCAAAACTATTGCTGACAATTTGTGGGCAGTCAAAGCATTTGCTGCAATCTTTATCGGCGCAAAATTAGCAACAGGTATTTATGGCATTGTCACCGCCATCGGTCTCTTACGAGCAGCTTTTGTCAAGCAAGCAGCAGCAGCAACCGCTGCCGGCACCGCAACCGCGTTCGCCACAGGCGGTGCTTCGGCAATCGCAGCAGCAGCAGCCATTGGAACTTTTGTCGTAGCAGCAGGTGCAGCATATGTTGCAATCAACAAGATGACAGATGCAACCGATAAAGGTGCAGCATCAACTCAAACATATAATTCACATTTGAGCGAACTTAATGAATTTGCAAAGCAAGTTGCAGCAGCAAACATCAAGAACAACAAAATTGTCACCACAACAACAACTAACACAAAACTTCTCACGGCTGCTGAAAAGAAAGCCGCTGAAATGCGTGCTGCAATCAAAAAAGCAGGTCTTGACAAATTTGGCATCAGAAATGTTTCAGATACAGACCCAATTCAGCTTGAAGCAGCACGCCTGAATCTTCTTAAGCAAAACAATTTGCAAGAACAACGCCGCCTTGAAGCAGTTCTTGAAAACATGAAAGCGCAAATGAAGGCAAATGAAGCCGTTCAGCGATATGTTGATTTGCTAGGAGTCGTTGCGGATCAGACCATTTCACCTGAAGAAGTCATCCTTCTTGCTGGCAAGTGGGGTATTAGCAAAGAAGCCGTTGTCGCTTACACAACCGCCATCTTTGCAGTCAATGATGCAAACCTTTCAACAGAAGAAATTGACCTGCTTGCAAAGCAATGGGGAGTCACCAAGCAACAGGCAGAGATGTATCTTGACTTCTTCAAAGCAATCAATGATGGCAAGCTAGATCAAACCGAAGTTAATGCTTTGATGGATAAGTGGAAACTGACTAGCAAAGAAGTTTCAGATTATGCCAAGAAGATTTCTGAAGGTGTAACTCCATCAGATTTGTGGCCAACACCTGGCAACCAAGCAGCACAATCTTGGCGTGATGCTCTTGCAGCTTTGAATGCCTACAATGCAGCAGTTGGAGCAAAACTTGCACCGACACCAACACCAACACCTGGCGGTGGCGGTGGCGGTGGCGGTGGGGGTGGTGGTGGCGGTTTCGTGGCTACTGGCAAAGCAGCAATTGAAGCATTGACACCAAGCCAAGCAGAAAAAATTCTCTCAACGATGCCATCAAGCGTTGCAACAAAACTGACACCAGCACAAATCTCTGGAATGCGTTATGCAGCTCAAGCAGAAGCACAAGCAGCAGCGCAACAAAAGATGCTTGATTCAATTGCACTCACCGATCCAATAGCACAAACATCCCTCAAATCAGGGCTTGCAGGTGGAGCATCACTTAGCGGAGCAATTTCAGGTTCACGATATGCAGCTCAAGCAGCAGCACAATACGGTGCAGGAGCAACTGTCAATGTGACCGTTCAGGGCAATGTAACCACCGAGAAGGATTTGGTTACATCAATCCGCAACGGATTGCTTCAAGGGCAAAATAGCGGTCAGACGATTCTCAAAGATGCAACGGCGCTCTAATGGCAGGCATTCCACAACTCGGCGTTACGATTGACTTCACAAACGGCCCGGCATTTATTTCCACAGCCTTCACCCTAGATGACCCAATAAAAGGACTTCTAGGAACAGGGCAACTTGCAGATGCCGATGATTCAATTGATGTTTCAGCGATTGTATTGCGAGCATCAATCCGTAGAGGACGAAACAGAATTCTTAGCAAATTTGAAGCAGGAACGGCAACCGTTGAGATTCTTGATGAAACAGGCGACTTTAACCCGGCCAACCCATCAGGGCCTTATTACGGCAAACTGATTCCACTTCGAAAGATTCGGATTTTTGCCGACTACGAAGGCGTTCGCTACTATCTTTTTTCAGGCTTTATCACTAGTTATGACACCACCTTCGCGATCGGTGTGAACGAAGTATCGCGAGTCATTCTCAGTTGCGTGGACGGTTTCAGGCTTCTCAACAACATCACGATCACAAATGTGCCAGGAACGAGCGCAGGTCAACTTAGCGGAGTACGCATAGAAAATCTGCTTGACTTGGTAGATTGGCCAGAATCGCAGCGAGACATCAACGCCGGCGACAGCACCCTGCAAGCAGACCCAGGAACATCTAGAAACTTACTTGATGCGATTCAAACCGTTGAAAATAGCGAATTTGGTGGATTCTTCGTAGATGCAGAAGGAAACGCTACCTTTTATTCAAGAACCACAGTTAGCCAATACGCAGACTCAACCCCCACCAATTTCAGCGATGATGGAACCGAGATCGGGTATCAACAGATAGATTTAGCCTTTGACGACACCTTGATCGTGAATAATGTATCAGTAACTCGGCTCAACGGAACTAGTCAAATCGTTTCAGATCAGACCTCAATTGATAACTACTTCCTTCATTCAGGCAAGCGAGAAGGAATCTTGGTTCAAACGGATACAGAATCCCTTGACCAAGCAACGATGATCTTAGAATCTAGAAAAGACTCACTTGTTCGCATAGATTCAATGACCTTAAATCTTGTTGAAGAAAATGAGCAGGCACGCAACATTGCAGGCTTAAACCTTGAAATCTTTGACCTTGTCAACATTACAAAGACGATGCCAGGTTCCACATCAATCACTAGAGAATTATTCGTGCAAGGACTACAACACGACATCACAAAAACGACATTTACCACTAAAGTTCTCACAAGCGAACCGATCATCCAAGCATTTATTCTAGACAGTACAACTCAAGGAGTCTTAGACACCGCCGGCGTTCTAAGCTACTAAACAAGGAGAAATCATGGCAGGAGCAGGATACAAACTATTCGCAACAGGAGATGTGCTAACAGCAGCTCAAGTCAACACATATCTGATGGAACAGACGGTGATGAGATTTGCAGATTCAGCAGCTCGAACAACAGCCTTATCGGGCGTGCTTGCAGAGGGGATGGTTTCTTACTTACAGGACACAAACACTTTGGAAGTTTATGACGGAGCCGCGTGGGTAGGTGCAACAGGAGATATCACAGGACTAACAGCCGGCACAGGCATCAGCATTTCAAGCGCAACAGGGCCGGTGCCAACTGTCACAAACTCAATGGCAACAGAGATCACAGCCAAAGGTGATTTAATTGTTGGAACAGGATCGGCGACTTTTGACAATCTCGCAGCAGGATCAAATGGGGAAACTCTCGTAGCAGATAGTTCCACTTCAACAGGGCTTCGCTATACGGCTGGAACAGTTCAGGCTAACCCAGTTCTAAACTCAGCGATGCAGGTTTGGCAGCGTGGAACCTCAATTACCGCAAACGGCACTTATGCAGCAGATCGCTGGTATTACTCATCTGTTTCAAACAATGCGACAGTAAGCCGTCAATCAACAGGCGATACGACAAATCTGCCATTTATCCAATACTGTGCAAGAGTCCAACGCAATAGCGGTTCAACATCAACAGGTGACATTACTTTAACTCAGTCAATGGAATCCATCAATTCAATTCCTTTTGCTGGAAAGACAATCACACTTTCATTTTATGCTCGTGTAGGTGCTAATTATTCGGGCGGTGCATCAGGATTTATTTCACAGGTTCGCAGCGGAACAGGAACAGATCAAAACTTGCAGTTAACAGGTTACACAGGTTCAAGTTCTTTTATTTCTAATACTCAGGCATTGACAACCACTTGGACGCGCTATTCCTATACAGGCACAGTTCCAACAACTGCTACGGAAATTGGTATTTACACAGGCTATACACCAAGCGGTACGGCTGGGGCTAATGATTATTATGAAGTAACAGGTGTTCAGATTGACATTGGAAGCGTTGCATTGCCGTTCCGTACATATGCTGGAACACTTCAAGGAGAATTAGCCGCTTGTCAGCGTTATTTCCAAATAATTGCTGAAGGTAACAGCGCATATATTTTCAATGGTAA